CTATTTTCCCGAACTATGCTGACTGATCTAGAGCTATTTGGCTCAAAACGTACTCTATAACCTTCATTCATACTGATGAAGTATCCTCTACCATTATTGTGCCCTTAACGGGCTTAATTGTCTCAAATTGATTAGTAAGAAGTATATCAAAGTAGTTTCTACCGGTGGATAAAAGTTTTGTGGTTTCTTTATTCATACTAATAGTAACACGTCCGGTTCCGCCTAAAACCTCAGCAACGAAAGAATTGAATTTGACAGAAGCTGGATATTTTCTTATTTTAGCGGTTGCAACATAACCGTTTATTGGTAGCGGTTGTCCATCAAAAGAGTCAATCGAAAAAGATACAGAAAAATCTGTACCCTTTTCAATAGTAATTCCGGTTATTTCTTGGGTTGCCATGTCTTATCAGTTAGTAAACCCTACTTTATTGGCCTTGATCGCTGAACTTGTGAAGATGACATCTGTAGATAATTTTTGTAAAAATTCTACACTATAGCGGGGAATAGTAAAAGAATTTGAAGTGCTCGCCCCGACAGATGTTGAAATGCTGACTACAATTTCACCGCCGGTATCGTTGCAAATTCTAACACAGGTTGCCGAATTAAGACTTGTTGCAGATCCGGTTGTAGTTGGAGTTGAAACCTGGGTTTCAATTAGCTTTGTAATTTGCATTATTATAAATCATTCTTATGTATTATTTATAAATTCATCTACTGATCTCTTCCCAATCCACCGAACCATGTATACTAGAGTTACCTAAACTTGCTGCAGCCGCTAAAGTTAATTCAAATGGTGCATTTTTCAGGCCGTCTCTTTCTAGCTGAAATTTAAATAGGGCTTCTTTTAAAATATCTACAACAGTATTAGATTGATTTGAGGCACTGAGATACCCTGATGCTAAAACATGTCCTCCTGTCAAACTTTCGCCATTAATTTTATATTCAATTGAAGAGTTTATTCCAGAATCAATCCAAGTTCCACCGCTTGTTGTTCCTTTGGAAACAACTTTCCAATTGTAGTTAGAATTATTCGTAATACCCATAATGGACAATGCAGTGAGAATTACTATTGCATCTAATCTATTCGGTGTTGCTTTCAGTCTAATTGAAATAATAGGATATAAAATTCCGGCGACTGGTAGATTTACTGGACTTGTAATGGGCGTGCCGATGGTTTGTTGTAATCCTCTTAATTCATAACCACCCTCAGAAATTACGGTTGAACAAACTTGTTTCAATGTACTGGAACCGGTTGTAATTCCAGTATTAGTAATTTCATACCTTAAGGGTAAGCTAGCGGTTGTTATGTAAGTTGTTTGGATTTTATTTGCATGGTGAAAGGAATGTGCATGAATATATTTACCGTCTATTACAAATCCGGCTCTGACTGTTCCTTCCCCCAACCATTGAATATCGGTCCAGAAAATTTGAGCCTTAGAAATATCTAATTTAATTCCAGATGGATTAGATACTCCGGCCCCCGTTAAGGTGTCAATATTCCATGAAGACTGTGGAACTCTTGTTTCTGAGACTATTCCGGTGACATTACTTCTTTCCACGATATTTACAATATTTCCATCTTGTTCAAAATATATTCCATTATCATCTCCAAAATAACCAATTCTTTGGCGAAGATTTGGTTTTGGTGCATTCATAATTCCAGTATTTTCAATGGTTAAACCCTTACCTGGCTGATAAGAGATTACTTTAGTTGTTTCTCTTATTATTTGACTGGTAGAACCAGTACCAACCGTGAGATCAACCAGCCCCTGGTATTGATTAAATGAAAAAGTGCTACCTGCACCGACAACTATAGTTGACCATAAATTATTATCTCTATAACGGTGACTTGAATCAAATAAGGTTAAAGGGTTTGAAACCTTTAGCCTTCCAAATGCATCATATAAATTTTTACTTGGTTCATATAAATGGGACATTAGATTATTCTCCAACCATTTCTATAAATTACTGTTAATGAGCCATAATCATAAGCTAAAGTTACACTATCTTTTCCATCAATTGTATCTGTTCCAGACGGAATTAAAACTATGTAACGGTTGGGGCCATTAGAAGCCTGGCCCAATTCATCTTTGATTACATAACAAGTTCCATCCTCAGCATTAACAGGAAGATTAATCGTTACCGAACCTGGATAATTGACCCCAATATAATAATCAGTTTTTTGAATCGTATAAACATTTGAAGTTATGCTTATGGTTGAATATCTAACTCCACTACTTCCTGGGTCTGCTCCTTCCCACTTTTTGGTGTCGGCATTATACCTTAAAAACTTATTGCTAATCTTTACAGAATTTCTGTCTACATCATCTAGGAACTCTAGGCGGGTTTCGCCTCCTCCACCTAGAGTTGAAAGCTGTTGTTGTATTCTTACTAAAAATAACTGATAATGCTTTTGAAAAGCATCAACAGTCATAAAGGTTTGATCTAGAGGGGTTAATGGATCTTTATTTTTTACTTTGGCCGGCTCAGCGATAAGACCCAAAGAATTTTCATGCAAAGATTGGCTTTCAACTTTAGGCGTAGATTTTACAGCTTTAGCTTTTCTTTTTGGTTTAAATTCTTCACTTAAAGGTTTGACGAAAAAATCATCAAAAGAAGTAGAAATTATTTCTTCTACTTCTTGTTGTTGTATTTTCTTTTCTCTACTTACGGCCTCAAAAAATTCTTTGAGGTCTTTCATTCATCTTCAGAGCCGTTAAATAATGATGCAGATACTTCGGGAACCAATTCATCAATCTTATCTAGGGCCTTTCCAGATAGAATTTGTTTAATTCTATCGCTAATTTGAGCCTGTGAATCATCGGCTGCAATTAAATCAAGCAAATCTTGTTCGTCCATTTTGTTATATAATAACTAAGTCTATTTAGATTTCTCCTCCCTTGGGCATTTTTGGTTCAATGGGAACTTTACCAGATTGACCCTTTATATTATTTCCGGCCTGAGAGGCCACTACGGGGGCTTCTGGGGGGCTTACAGGGGCGTCCTGGGGTGCCATATTAGGATCTAACGGTAAACCAGTTTCGGGATCAATCGGGGCATTTGGATCTGGAATAATTCCATCCTTTATCTCCTTACTAATAATCTCATCTTGCTCAATAATTTCTTCATCAGTCTGACGAAGAATTTTCCGGCGTAGATAATCTTGCGAGAAATATCTTCCAACATAAGGTTCTGCCATAGTTACCATATTGAGCCGTTCAGTAAATAGCTCAGATTCCTTAAGTTCAGCAAAGTGATTATCGTAGAGGAAATCAAACTGAATGTGTTCAGCCATCTTTTTCCAATCTTCCGGTGTCACAATATTCTTTAGTTGAAGTTGTGTACCCAAAAGGTCAATAAAAAGTTGAGAAAATCTCTTGCGCAGTCTCCCCACAAATTTGGTAAACTTAACTTCATCTCTTAGAATTTCAGTTGAACGTCCCAGATTAAAACCGCTATCTCCGCCTATTCTAGTTTCGGGTACGTTTAGCGACTTATAGAGATTTCTTTTGAAATATTCTAAATCAGTTAATTCGCCGAGATTGCTGTTTTTGGTATAGACACCACAAGAAAGAGCGAAGGTGTGGTAGTTATGAATAGACTCATCAGAATCAATTGTTAAAGTACCCACTTCAATTTCATCATTTAGATATTCAATAAATGTAATGTGCCTGTTTATATTTTTAGCTACGGGAATCATACTCTGTCCTACTGACAAATCCTTTGCCTCAACAAAGCCAATATCGTAAATTGGGAATTTGTGATCGAGAGTGCAAACAATACTATCGCCATTATCAAGAGTAATTCTCATAACCTTAGCACTCTTTTGTGTAACACCAGCCCAAGAAATTAAGCCTGGGGCAAATTCACCAGTTGTTGGATGACAAGAATACGTCCAAAGTTTTTTACCATCTTTCATTTCAGACTCAATCTCTGAAATTGTTAGTTCTCTTCCATCCAGTAGAGATACCTTTGTATCCATTGCCAAACAGCCCGCAGGTAATGTATCAACTTCAGTACCTCTACCACCTTCACGTCTTGCAAACCAATAATCTTCCATAAGACTCATAAACTTACGGGAAGAATCAACTTCACCCGTAATATTATTATAGTTCATCTTATTACGATACCTTAGCATAACTTCTCGCAGGTATTGTTCAGCCTTAGGTTTCGGCATATTGCCTACGTCAATATAAAAAATTCTCTTTTCATTGCTTCTACTAAGACGATAAATTACAATACTATCTTCAATCATTCTGAGCTGATTGAGAATCTTAATTGCCTTATTGAGATAAGAAAGTGTGGTTCCTTTATTGCGATCAACTAAACCCGATGTGCAATAGGCAATGGATTCTTTTGTGAATCTAATTCCTTTTTCTGCGCCGGCTGACATATCTGCAGAACCAACCGGATAGGTTTGTTTAGGATTATAAACAAAATATTCTTCCAGTTCGGGAAATGCCATTTCATTTGGATTTTGGTCTCCATATATTTTTGGAGCCATATTATCACGCTTTTGCTTTTTAGCTTGTCTTACAAAACGAATCTTCATGGAATCAACATACCTAAGGTCTTGAATTCCATCAAGAGGTTTCTTGAAGTCAATTAGCTTATGATAATGTAACCTGCCGTCAATATACCAATTTCTAAATATTTCGTGAGACTTTTTATCAAAATCTAACATCTCAAGAATATACTTAAACTCTCTACGAATTGAGGTTTTTATGCCGTCACTGGCACTAAGATTTGATAATTCAATTTCAACCGGAGAATCATTAGTATCCGAGACAATCGCCTCATTTACAATATCTTCAATCGCAGTATCAACCTCGTGATGGAGTGACATTTCACGATACCGCTTGATTAAGTCAAATTCGGTTCTGTAGACGCCTTCAATGTCTACATAAGAACCAAAAAAGCCAGTAGTCAAATAATGATCAGAGCCGTCATCATTATTTGGTGGTACTGGCGATTGTAGATCCTTTAATAATTTCTTAGATTCATCTTCAATAGAAAACCCAAATAATTTAGCCATTATTAATTAATAATTTAACTGAGCTATTTAGCTTAGGTGATTGGAGAATTTACCTGATCAGTGATGCCGGTTGCATTTCCTGCGGTCCAGTGAGTCATATGAAATTCTACAGTAAAAGTTTGAATCTGATCAGTAGAATCCCAGCTTAAATCAATAGGACTCAGATTTGAGGGCCAGGCATTATGAAGAACATATGTACGGATGGGTCTAAAAGTTGAGCCGCTAGTTGCATTAGAAATAGTTGACGATTCAATACCGGTATCATAACCACGACCCAATTGTTTAACGTGAATAGCATTTGCCATATAAGAATCTGGCCGAGTTACGCCGGTTCCAGTTTCCATACGGTTAATTGCATTTGACCATGCCTCAAATGCAGTACGAATTTTGAAATTTTCGTCGTTCATAATTGTAACAGTCCAAGGATCGTAAGTTCTGTCTCCTGGAACTTTGAGGATTCTGCCTCTAAAATTGACATCCACTGGATTTACATTAGATGCCGGAATTGCTCCACCTTTAGCCATAAATGTAAAGGTTTCATTGTCCCAACCGGGGACAATAGTGGGGAATGCAGGAATGCTAAGCTCAAATAGATTAGCTCGGGCTCCTCCACCAGCAAGTTTGGATTTAAATGCGGTAATCGTTTTTAGTGTTGCCATTTTAGTTCTTAAACCTCTGTGTTAATGTTGTATTGATAAATCAGGCTCGGCCAATCACTTCATCAAAGCTTACTCCATTGCGAGTGGCAACGAAAGTAAGAGTGACGTAGTTGATGGATTTAACCGGTTTTAGATAAATATCAGCCCGGAACTCGTTATTATCAATTACCGCATCTGTATTGTTGCTGGTATCACAGATAACCCGGAAATCATAAACGCCACCTTTAGCCTGAATGTCTCTTAGGTAGGGTTCAACAATATTGATAAAGTTTGAGCGGGTTTGTTCGGTATTATTTTCAAATAGAGTTGCATTGGCAGTAGAGCCAAGAGCTTGTTCAACAGTAAGAAAGAGTCTACGAACATTAATTCTATCAAATGCAGAGGCATATCCAAGTGCAGTCTTGTCTCCCCATAAAGTAGGCCCGAAACCTGGAAGATTTACAACAGCATTTACACGAGCTGGGTATAGGCGATCTCGTTGGCTATTATCGGGACTATATGCTAGATTGATTGCACCATTAAGAACTCCACGTTGTTGTCCAGCGGGGGAGTTCCATGGATAAGCAATAATGCTAGTACGGATCATTAGACCTGCAATATCCGGATTGCATGGAATATAGCGATAACGATTATTAAAGCGGTCAAAGACATACTTATAACCAGAATCAAACACTGCGAATGAAGAACTGGATAGTGAGGTAAAGAACTCAATAACATTATTGGTTTGAGCTTCGGTGTCTGTTAGACCAACAACATCGGTTCTATGTGGAGAAATTGTTGCAATACAATCCTTTCTTTGATTAGCAAGTGAAATGAGTTGATTTGCCTTGGCCTGTGAGTCAATCTTATTGATATATCCTGGACCCATAATCAAATAATCCAAGGGATACTTATCCTTATTGGAGAATAGTTGATAACCCGAAATAATCTCAGCCAGAGTTGGCAGCATTCCACCATTAGCCCCGTAATCTTTACCACCTAAAAGTGAAAAGACCGAATTGCCGATAGAG